CTCGATAATCTGGTCTGCTGTCATTGTGCTTTCACTCCGGTGATTCGTTCCCAGAAATACGTGAGCGCTACGGAACCCATAGCACCACTGATACCGGCAGTGGCCAGTATCATGTAAATACTCAGGCCACCTTCAATGCTGATGAGCCCACCAATGACCCCGGTAAAAGCCGAAACCACAATCTGCGCAAAAGCATTTATCCAGCTCCATTTCGCTTTGCCCTGCTTCACATCCATCAGGAATCGGACAAGGCCGCCCCAGCCAGCAATGATCAGCAGAGCCAGCCAGGTGATTCCGGCCATGCTTTCTTTGTCTTGCATATGCTTTGCCATAGGTTCACCTCCGGGTTAACGGGGTGCTGTGTGTTTGAAAAGGGTCAGGCCCATCGGGCTGATTTAACAACGAGCCGTATCGATGATGGTTCCCGTGAGCCTGAAATGAAAAAGGCCACGCAATAGCGCAGCCCTTAAATGTTTTGGTTAGTTGAAATGTCTTAATCAGGCAAAAAAAAGCCCGCTCTAACGGGCGGGCAGAAAGGTAGATAGTTCTGATTCTGTACCGGATCGAGACGCACCTAATAGTCCGAGCTACCGATTTACCAGGAGAGAGCTCGTTTTCCGCTACTACCTTTTAAACATAGCTGGAGAAGCCGAAACGGCAACCCCACTACCAAATAGCTTAGTAGCATTGTATGGTGCCGGGTGCCTCCCGGTGAGCATGTCCCAGTCGACATGGCCCGCGCTGCATTTACAGATCACTGTAAGTGACTGGTCGCCCCTCCGCATAGGGGGATTCACCATATGAATAGATTAACAAGATGTTAATTTTCTGGTCAATAAGTTGTAAATGAATTATGCCATGTGTTTTTCGGATTGCAGAAATGACAAAGCCCAAAGTAATGAACCTTGGGCTTTTAATTTTTTGTTGCTGCTCAGTTCGCTTTAACGTCCCGAGCCTATCACAATTCAAGCACTTTCCGCGCAACTATTCAAGTAAAATCTGTCGCCATTTGTGCCAAATGCATCACACATTGGAGCGTAAAGCATCGATTCTGCAAGATTTAGCCAAACATCGATCCTGCTCTCACAAGTCCGTAAGCACCATTCTGGATGCTTTTCGTTTAGCTCTTTCGCCATCGCCTTCTTACTCATGCGGTAGACATATCGATCCTTGATTAACTTATAGAGAGCTTTATTACCGGAACGCACAAGCTGAGCACTAAGCACAGAATCAATTATCAACCCTTCCTCGTCAGTACAAAACGCCAGGCCGCTTTTATTTTTACCACTGAGGATTTCCTTAAAGAACGCTTCCAGCTCCGGCTTGGTAATGCCTGATTTTTTCATACGGCGCAAAGCATCGTTTATAGCGGTCTTCGTTATCTTCCCTGACGCCAACAGCTGATTGAACATATTTCCACCACTACCGCCGCCGATGTAAGACCAGCGGCCCCACATGCGCAGCTTCCCTTGAATCCAGATGGCCTCAAGCGTTTTCAGCCTGACCATTTCACCAGCTTTTCCAACCTCGGACGGGTTAATCATTATGCGTTCTCCACTATGCCAGCACGCCAATTGCCAGCGAACGATCCAGAAATCGAAACAGCAGCTCCAGCTGTGAGCCGTGCTTCTCCTCAAATGCCACGGTGTCAGCGTGCAACTCGTCGTGATGCGCTCTGCAAAGCGGCAACACAAACAGGTCATGCGCTTTTGTTCCCATTCCACCTTGTCCGTGGCCTATCAGGTGATGGGGATCATCTGCTTGTTTGTTACAGCAGACACACTGCTGGGACTTAACCCAGCGCGTCCAGCTCTCGTTTACCCAGCGGCGGCGCTTTGGTCGCAGCATGAATGATTCCGGCGTTTCAGGATCTACGCGAAGACCGAGAATCTTTTTCTGCACCACTTCGCTCGCCGCTGGCTCCGGCACAATATCGCTCTCCTTCATCACTGGTTGATGCTTTATATCCGGCAATCGCAGGGCTTTCCGGGCCAGCGATTCAGGGATGACGTGCGCCAGATTGTTTATTACCAGCCACCAGCACAACTCGGGGATCGTCAGTTGATGGTCTTCATTGAACCCCAGCTGTGAGCGGATGACCGTTATCAGCCAGGATACCAGGTTCTCACGCGCAATGCCTGCCAGCGTCTCTGTGTACTGATCACGCAGCAGGTTATCGCAGGCCCAGCAAAGGCGGATGCTGCCAGGCTCATGCCGGAACAGCGTAAAATTTTCGCTGTGCCATGAGCCGTGGGGATACTGGCATTCAAAACGACGCTCCAGCTCGGCCTCCAGCGAGCTGATACCACCCGCGCGCAGAATGACGTCTTTGTTTTCGAAGACTGGCTTCAAAACCGGGTCTTCTGCCAGTGGCTGCGTGGCGGGAGGGATAGCGCCGGTTGCGAAGTCACTGTATTTTTCCGGTGCAGGCTCAATCAGTACCCGCCCTCTCCTGAACATCGGCATGAGATCAGCGCCTGGGCGAAGAAGAACAACGCCCATGCGTGGGGCAATCTCAGGGGTTAGTAGTGCTCTCATATCATCTCCACGTCAGGCAGCTGCACGAAAACGTCGGATGGTGATTTCTACTTTCCCTTTCTTCACGATGTTCCCCCACTCCACCAGCATGCGCTTAACCTGACTGTCGTCTTCCCAGACGCCTGTTAGAGTCAGGGCATCGAACAGCGCTTTGTTGTAGTTATCGATATCCCGACGGCGCTGATCCGGCGGATACAACACAATGTGAACCTCAGCCAGATCAGAGGATGGCCGGGGAACGGCTCGCAGTTGCTCAATAATCGCCGCTCTCGCTGCCTGCTGGAACTTGCGCCCTGTCTCGCTAACCAGATGCCTGCCTTTCAGCGGTCCCTTGCTCGGGGCGCGCCAGTAACTATTTACGCTCGGTGGAAATGGTAAAGTCAGTTTCATTTAGCCCCCTTAAAGGATCGCTACAACGTCTTTTGCGACTTCCCGCGTACTGCTTTTGCAGGAGATCGAACGGCGCGCTTTGATGAATTGCAGGTTAAAACCATGCTCCCGGTACAGGTCGAGAACCTTCGGTGCAGATGAGTTTGAAATTACTACCCGAGCCCCACGGTGGAAGGCAGATACACATTGCTTCGCCAGGTCTACCTGGCACTCCCAGTTAAAACCACCAGCGGCGTAGGCGGTGAATCCGGTTGTTCCAGGCATCGGTTCGTACGGTGGATCGCAGTAAACCACATCCCCTTTCCCGGCCAGGCTGATTGTTCGGCGGTAATCAGCGGTCATGAATACGCAGTTATGCGCCATATCCGCGAAGGCTTTCATCTCATCCATCGGGTAATACGGGGCCTTGTAGCCTCCCCAGCCCACATTGAACTCGTTCGCCTGGTTGTAGCGCATCAGGCCATTGAAGCAATGCCGATTGAGATACAGGAATGCAGCTGCGCGTTCAGTAGCATCCAGCGTCTGAGCGTTGAACTCGGAACGGATCAGCTCATAACCATCTGGTGACCGCATGTGCTCGAACATCCAGCGGGCCTTCAGTTCCACTTCATCCGGCACCACCGCTAACATCTGATACAGATTAATCAGGTCCGGATTAACGTCCGCCAGCAGGTAATCTGCGTGCTTTTCGCTGTTCAGGAATACCGACCCACCACCAACGAATGGCTCTATCAGGCGTTTCCCTGCCGGGATATGCACGAACAAGTCAGCCAGCTGGGTATACTTTCCACCAGCCCATTTCAAAAATGGCTTACTCATGAACGGAACCCCGCTGGCACTGAATAATCCACGTCGGAATAACTGGACTTGAACGCCGTGTCTTGTTTCACCCACTTGCCGCCAGTCCAGGCTGGGCGTCCGGCGGCCTCCCATTTTTTGGCCTTGTCGAAATACTCGACGCAGTTCTCGGGAGCAAACAGCGTTTTGGGCCGCAGGTAGTCGCTCATCTTCGGATCCTGAGCCCATTTCTCGTTCAGGTAGTCAACCACCAGCATCAGGTCTTCAGGGCTGTAATCTTCGGCCAGGCGTCCCCGGATATAACCCAGCGTCGTTTTGGTTCGTCCCCCCTTTCCATAGGTCGAGTTGGTTACCCGATTGAAATGATCCAGAACGAGATCTGCCGGATCGGTCTGGTCTGGTTGCAGCGCAACCGGACAAGAGTCTTTACCTGTAATCTCTGTAGTACTCTCTGTTGTATTCTCTGTAAGATCATCGTGCCAATTTGACCTGATGACAGCGGTTCGTTTTGACCCGGTGGAGCGTTTCACATTGACCTCTTCCATCGTGTCATTTTGACCTGATGGAACGGCGCATTTTGACTTCTTCGATTTGGTCACTTTGACCTCATCTAAAAGCGCGCTCTCGTAGTTGATCGTGTAATAGTTCGTCATGTCGCGCTGGGACTTGTTCAGCTGCTCAACTTTAAGCACGCCCAGGCTCTTCAGCCGGGTGAAGGTGCGCTTCAGAGTGGATTCAGACCAGAACGGGAATTGCTCCAGCCATTGCTCTGTCGTGTTGTAGATCCAGCGTACGCCGTCACGCTCCAGCCCTGAGTTAGTCTCCTGCAGCCAGTAGTTAAGCTGCTGCAGCGCAATGGCTTCATTCAGGCCTATGCTGTACGCAAGGTCAGGATTGATGACTATCGGCCTTGATGGCATTAACAGGCTCATAAGACCCCTCTATTTCCCTGAATTTTCGTCTGAACTGCTCGAGGGGGCTGAAACACTCGTGCTTATACCCTTCGCGCAGGTATATAACGCGCTGTGTTTGGGGCTCCCAGCGTATGACCCTGACTGGGACACCGTAGTGATCTCTGAACCATCGGTTGAGCTCTCGCATACCCTCTCCGCCTGGCCGTTAAAGTCCCCTACCACCCACTGAGCAAACTGGTAGCAGACAGGTTCGAAACCGCCTGGTACTCTTACCCCATACACGAACTGCACCGGCCCTGCTCCACCAGGAACTGGCAGCGCTACAAGTTGCGACCTGCGGTATTGTGTTGATAAACTGTTCATGCGTTAGTAATCTCCACTGATAACGACACGCCACGACGCCAGGAGCTGCAACTCGCTGGCGTCACTTCTTTTTGCGTGCAAACAACGTGATAATTGCCGCGATCTCTTCTTCACGCGCAGCCAGGTGGCGGCGGTGATGCACCATGATTTCTTCAGCTTCATGTCTTTCGATTACCCCATCCTCAAGTGCCTGTTCGATAATCTGATCAACCTGTCCCCTGGCGGCAGAGGTACGCATTGCCCGGCTAAACAGGTCCACGCGGTCTAGTTCTTCCAGGTGCGGAACATCCACCAGCAGAGCACCACGGCGGCGAGCGAAGTAGTCAGCCAGTAACGACGTGTTGGAAATGTCCTCCATCGCTTCAAGCTCAGATACTTCGAAGAACCTACATCCGTTTTTCTCGTAAAGGTTGTTATTAAACTGCGTCACCGTCATTCCCAGTGCGCCAGCCATTGCTTCGCGCCCACCTGGATATGCTTTGCACATAGATTTCACGACTTCTTTGAGGTTCATACCTACTCCTTTCAAACTCGGGTGGTAGTTACAAATTTGATGCAGTGACATTAAGCTTTCGCATTGCTGTACCTCTTAAATAGGCCCAGTCAATGTCAGGACGAAGCTCTTCGCAGGTGACAGCACCACCAGTAGCTTTCTCAATCTCAGGGCATCGTTCCGCAGGTATTTGCCTAATGCCCGTTGTCCATTGATTCACTGTTGGTGATGAGATGCCTAGATTCCTTGACAAAGCGGCTTGTCCCCCAACAATGCGGCAGGCTTCACTGATTGCTTCAAGGCTACTTCTCATAAACGGATTCCTATGATTTCCACACAAGCAGATATTAGGCTAAGCCTAATAAACAATCAATAGGAATTGCCTAAGCTAAAGGTTATGAGGATTATTAGGCAATGCTTAGTGGTAAAGAATTGGGCCGAGCGATCGAGCAGGCCATAGACAAGAAGCTTTCAATAGGTTCTGCCAAGAGTAAGGCGGAAATCGCACGTCATTTCAAAATAAAACCCCCATCAATCCATGACTGGATCAATAAAGGCTCCATATCGAAAGAGAAGCTACCAGAGCTTTGGAACTACTTTTCTGATGTTGTGGGCCCCGAGCACTGGGGACTAAAAGGATACCCGCTAACTGATACATGTGAGCCCGCAACAGATCCCATAGTTAAAAATGGTTCTATTGACGAACTCTATAATAAGGCTTCGAGAGAGAAAAAGGCTATCATTGATTTTGTCCTCTTAGAGCAAGGACAGCGTATACCTGGCTGGGTAGATAGCGACGCTAAAGCATATTTAGACTCACTAGAGATGAAGATAAGGAGATGGGCAGAGCAGGAGGAAGATGGAAAAAAACAAACGAAAGCCAGAGCTTAAGCTTATATGGTCTAACGGACAATATCTCTAAGCTCCATACATGTTAAAAGCTCTGAGATTGATTCACTTGCATAACTCAATCCCTGTGGGGGATTGGCTTGTATGAAGCCCATCCGGGGATTGTGACTTGCTTTGATTTAACAGCAGGTTTTCACTTTGCATGGAGGATGCATGGAAAACTTCAAAGTACGTCTTAAAAATCACATTGAACATGTTAAAAATGTTAGAGAACACTGCACAACGGAAGAGACAACCAAGCAGGCTTTGATACTTCCTTTCTTGGACATCCTAGGCTTTAACGCATATGATCCGCAAAAAGTCAAAGCTGAATATGGTGCGGACTTCCCTGGTGTGAAAGTGGGTGAGCGTGTAGATTATGCTCTATTCTGCCAAGGTGTTCCCGTTATGTTTATTGAGGCCAAAGGTTGTAAAGAAAAAATGGACAACCATTGCCCTCAATTATCTAGGTATTTTAATTCTACTCCTGAGGTGACAATATCAGCAATTACTAATGGCATTGAATGGCGTTTTTTTACGGATCTCAATGAGAAAAACATAATGGATTCAACGCCATTTTTACGAATCATGATGGATGACATTAAAGATTCTGATGCTGAGCAATTATTTAGATTCCGGCATGACAAATTCAAACCAGAGGCCTTAAGAACACTTGCAGAAGAGAGTGTATATATTTCTGCATTTGTTAAAGTTGTGAGTACAAGCCTTCGGGAAGTAGATCATGAATTTGTTAGATATGTTGCAGGACGAGCAAACATTGGTCGTCAATTAAATCAAAGATTTATAGAAACAATAACTCCATTGGTGAGGCAGGCCGTAGAGAGGTCAGTAAGTGAAATGGTTGTTTCTGGTCTTTCATCAAGAACATCTATTCCTGAATTAGAATCCCCTGCTGATGTAACTGAAAATAATGTAATTGATGAGCGCGCAGATATTGTCGATGCAGAGAATCCCAACATAGTAACAACCTATAATGAAAGAATTTTATTTGAAAAAATCTGTTCTATTATAGGTCCTGCATACGAACTTCAAGCCAAAGACACAGAGTCATATTACTCTATTCTTTTCCAAGGAAAAACAAACCGCTGGCTGGTTCGCTATTATGACAAGAAGAACCGCTCAAACATACAGTTACCAATTGATATCAATGAAATAACAGGTAATGAAATTAAAAGAGCCGGACTTGAACATGATAACAATCGTATTTTCATTGAACATCCCGAGGATGTATTAAGGATTTCAGGTTTAATCCTTGATTCTTTACAATATGTACAGAATGATGAGAATTTCAGAAAGCGTCGTCCATAATCATAAAAACACTAGCTTTATTTCACACAAATCCCGCTTATGCGGGATTTTTTTTGACCGCCGACAAACATTAGGCTAAGCCTATTGACATATCGTAAGCGTCAAGTCACTGCCGCCTGTGATTCCAGTCCCGGGATCGCTAGCTTAGAGCTCCGTCTAATTTAGAAGGA